CTCGGAGAATGAAATGCTCTCTAAAGACCTTAAAAAGAGCTTATTTTCAAAGTTAGTTGAGCTTGTAAGCACAGGCGATGCACGTCCTAACATCACATCAAGACAAGACAAGGTAATTGACGGAATTAAATTTATCACTCGCTACGTTTACGAAGGTAAGACGGGCGGTAAGAGTGGCAAAGGCAGAGAGTTTTGTGCTGAAATGATGAAAGCAGGTAAAATCTACCGCAAAGAGGACATTCAAAAGATGAGTGGTCAACAAGTGAACGCAGGATTTGGGCCTCGTGGAGCTGCTACTTATGACATTTGGTTGTACAAGGGAGGTCCTAATTGCTACCATAGATGGAATAAACAAGTCTACGCAACTTTCTCAGGTAAGGCATTAAACATAGGCAGCAAAGAATTAAAGCAAGTGGCAGTCCGTAAAGCTGAGAAATTAGGCTACGTTGTCAAGAATGAGGCTTTGGTTTCTACACGTCCTTTTGATATGCCTGATAGAGGCTACTTACCTAAAAACGATTAATAATGGCAACTGCACTACTTATAACAAGAGACGATTTGGTGAGGTTTACTGCGGTGAATGGCAACGTAGACACGGACAAGTTCATTCAGTTCATTAAAATCGCTCAGGACATTCACATACAAAACTACTTAGGCACTAAGCTACTTGAAAAAATACAAACTTTGATTGTAGCAGGTACGCTTACAGGTAACTATAAGACACTTACCGAGACGTATGTAAAGCCTATGCTGATACATTGGGCAATGGTTGAATACTTACCCTTCGCAGCTTACACAATTGCTAACAAAGGCGTCTATAAACATTCGTCTGAGAACAGCGAAAACGTAGAGAAAAACGAAGTAGACTTCTTGATTGAGAAAGAACGTCAAATTGCTCAGCACTATACTGAGCGTTTCATTGATTACATCTGCTTTAGAAACGACTTGTTTCCTGAGTACACGGCTAATTCAAATGGCGATATGTACCCTGATAGCTCTAACAATAGAATAAGCTGGTATCTATGAGAACACGAACTAAGGTAGGAACTTACAAACCAAAAGAAGAAAACATTGAGAAACTCCGTGTTTTTCTAACTAAACTAAATAAAGATGGCAAATAGCAACGGATGGGGAGATGGCGCATCTAACAACTTAATCGGTTGGGGTCAAGGTGCAGATAACGCAATCGGCTGGGGAGACTCTCATTTAAAATCTTGGGCAGGAGCTACGGACATTGCAGGCTTTGATAGTGCAGCGATTTCTTATTTTAACGCAACTGGCATTTCAGGAGCTACTCAGCAGGATGCAATTGACAACTTGATTAGAGGACTTAAAGACGACGGCATTTGGTCAAAGATGAAAGCGGTGTATCCGTTTGTTACTGACAATAGAAACTTGCTTGGATATAGTGAGGATTTCGCTGATATATCTTGGACAAAATCAGGTCAAGGATTTGGGAACACACCTACCGTAACTTCTAATGCTGCTACTGCACCTAACGGAACTTTAACTGCTGATAGAGTGCAATTTTCAAGAACTTCATTAACATCAACAAGCAGGTCGACATTTAGACAAAGTGTCACAACACAACAAGCAAATAGCAATGGTTCAATATGGCTTAAATCATTTGACGGAACTACTCAGTATGTAACTTTAGTTAATGCCGCTGCAAATAATGGTTCAATTCAAGTAGAGGTTACAAATGAATGGAAACGATTTGATACAACTTTTTCAGGAGTTGTTAGCACATCGCAAAGTTTATGGGTAGGATTGTTTGACCAATTAAGCACCGTCCTAACTGCTGATGTATTAGTTTGGGGAGCGCAACTCGAACTCGGGTCTGCTGCTACAACCTACCAACCAATCGCAACTACTCAGCAAGCATTCATCGCAAACCAATTCAAATACAACCTCGTAAATCCGCTTGATACGGATGCTGCCTTTAGACTTGTGTTTAATGGTGGATGGACTCATTCAAGTAATGGTGCTTTGCCAAACGGTACAAATGGTTTTGCTGATACAAAGTTATTAGGCAACACGAATATCATCAAAGGTAATTTTGGATTTGGTATTTATTCAAGAACAAACTCTTTAACAAATGGAGCGTATGGTGTTGATGCTGCTTTGCATATTTATCCAAGATTTACTGATAGTAGTTCTTATTATCGAATATTCAATGGCGGTTCACCTGTTTCCAATGGTACTTCACTTGGTTTATTTTCAGGATTTAACGATGCAACAAATACATCTTACGCTTGGTTAAACGCAGTTAAAAAACAAACATTAGCTTCACCATCAACTATTGCCTCATTGAATTTAATGTTGTCAGGTAATGTACAAGATACAGGTGGTTATGACAATCGTCAACTTGCTTTTGCGTTTGCAAGTGAATATCTAAATGATACACAAGTATCTAACCTATACACACGAGTACAAGCATTCCAAACAGCCCTTTCAAGAAACGTATAATGAAACTAACAGACATTACAACCGAAGATATTGCAACCTTAGTAGGACTATTGACTGAGGTGCAGAAAGACGAATTAGTCGGAGTTTACTACTCTGCTGACTCAATCTACAACCCTATTCAAGATATAGACGATAACTGGATAATCTCAGTAGAGGAAATGATTTACACTTCCAATCCTGAAACTTTGTGGGTTAAAGAACTTGATTTAATTGAGTACAAACCGAAACCAACTCCATCACCGTTCTAATGAGACATAAAGATGCAATAGGTTCAATGTACTTCGTGTGTGGCTATGCTGCGTGTATGGCTCTTATATTCGAAGGAGAACACGTTTATCACAAGCTACTCGCTGCGGCTTATGGATTTTATCTGACATGGCATATAGTAAATCAATATGAAAACTAAATCACTCTTACTCATTTCAATGGTATCCGTGTTAGCACCCGTCAAACCGATGGTATTAATGGCTATTGCAACTATCGTGCTTGATATGTTCTTTGGCATTTGGCGCAGCGTAAAGAAAAACGGATGGGCTTCAATACGTTCTCGCAGGCTTTCAAATACGATTTCTAAGAGCCTTTTGTATAGCGGAGCGATAGTATTTATCTTTCTACTTGAAAAGTACATCCTGAGCGATTTATTGAGCTATTTCATTTCGGTTGATTTGGTGTTGACAAAAGCATTTACTGCGTTCTGCGTTTTCACGGAAGTTAAAAGCATTAACGAAAGCTACTTTTCAGTAACTGGCATCAACGTTTGGGATAAGTTTATTGCCTTTGTTAAGCGTGGTAAAGAACAAGTAGAGGAATTAAAATGAAATTAGACATCTCTAAAATCAAACAAGCACGGCTCAAAGAAACTCAGTTCTTTGCTGAAGAAGCCGATAAAACTCAAATTTATCTACATCACACCGCAGGAAGCGGAAATGCTGAGGCGGTTAGTAGATATTGGAACGGCACAAGTGAACGCATAGCAACGGCATTTGTAGTCGGTCAGGATGGATTGATTGTGCAATGTTTCAGCTCTAAGCATTGGGCATGGCATTTAGGGATTGACCAAAAGGAGTTCAACGCTCAAAAAGTACCTTACACTAACTTAAACAAAAGTTCGGTGGGCATAGAGGTTTGCAACTGGGGTTACCTGAAAGAAAAAGACGGAAAGTTTTACAACTACGTTGGAACTCGTGTACCTGAGTCTATGGTAACAACTTTAGATGCACCATACAAAGGCTACAAACATTGGTACAAATACACGGATGCACAAATTGAAAGCACACGTCAACTGCTTGTGTACTTGTGTGAGACTTACGATATTCCTAAAACATACCGAGCTGAGATATTTGGAATAGACAAAGAAGCCTTCAAAAACACGAAAGGTATCTACACTCACAACTCAGTTCGTAAAGACAAAAGCGACATCTATCCATGTCCGAGAATGATTGAAATGCTTAAAAACCTGTAATAATGAGAAGTTCGCTACTTATTTTGTCGCTAATATCTACTATACTTGCGACATCTTGCTCGGTAAATTACCATGTCCGCAAAGCAATCAAGAAAGGCTACCGTTGCGAGGAGGTAGCTGATACATTTGTCATAAATTCGATAGACTCAATTCCTTACGTTTTAAGAGACTCAATTTATTGGGAAAAGGTATTAGTCCAAAAAGATACGATAGTTCATTACAAAGTCTCTAAAGTGCCTTTAACGAGGTTTCAGGAGAAGATTCGGTATAAGTTAAAACGAGATACCCTGCGAATGATTGAAAAAGTAGAGGTTGTGAAGTGGAAAACGGAGAAGAATAAAAACAAGAAACCAAATCTTTGGTTGTTTATTATAGGCTTTGGAATGGGATTCCTGACCAAGTGGCTTATGAAGTTCGCTAAAACTACAATATGAGGAAAAATAATCGCTATCGCTTGAAGCACGATGAAATAGAAATCATCGAACAATATAGAGCGATAAAAGAGGAGTCCAATTCAATGGGCTTAAATGATGCTGACGTAAAACACGGATGGCTAAAATCTAAGAAGGCTTCGCTTTTCTTTAAGAACCCAAACTACAAACCTGAAGAGGAGCAGAACTACGAGAGAATTCGTGAGTCTATTTTGGATGAGATTAAAAATCACAAGCCAGTTTATCCTACAATTACACGAACACCATCAAGTGAAGGACACTTATTAGTAATAGATCCTGCTGACATTCACATAGGTAAGCTCTGCGATGCTTTCGAGGTAGGAGAGGTATATAACAACCAAATTGCAGTACAGCGTGTCTTAGAAGGTGTGCAAGGCATTTTAGACAAAGCAAGCGGATTCCAAATTGACAAGATACTATTTATAGGCGGCAATGATATTCTGCACATTGATACTCCAAAACGGACTACAACGTCAGGAACTCCACAGGACACGGACGGAATGTGGTACTCTAATTTCTTAATCGCTAAAAAACTCTATGTTGACATCCTTGAAACACTATTGGCAGTTGCTGATGTTCACTTTACTTTTAACCCTTCCAACCACGATTACACGCACGGATTTTTTCTTGCAGATGTTATACAAACTTGGTTTAAGGATTGCGAGAATATTACTTTTGACTGTAGTATTAACCATCGTAAAGGTTTTATTTATGGTCTTAACCTAATAGGCACTACTCACGGAGATGGAGCGAAACACCAAGACCTACCTTTATTGATGGCAACGGAGTTTCCAGTTGAGTGGTCTCAAACCAAACATCGCTACGTCTACACGCATCACGTTCACCACAAAACATCAAAGGATTACATCGGAGTTACCGTTGAGTCGTTGAGATCACCCTCAGGAACTGATAGCTGGCACCACCGCAATGGCTACACAGGGGTTCCTAAAGCTGTTGAAGGCTTCCTGCATCACAAAGAATTTGGGCAGGTTGCACGTTTAACTCACATATTTTAGTATATTTGTGACATCCTAACCAATACTCCATAGCGTAAGAGCCTCCATTCGGGGGCTTTTTTGTTAAATCTATTATACCTAATCGGGTATATTTCGACTAAACTCACATTATATTACACCTTTTAGGGTACAATTAAGCGTATTTCACCAACATTAAGTGTTTTGAATGTCACAAAATCAGGGTAAATAATCTTCAATTTTGTAATAGAGTAAGGGTAAAAATTTAAAATATGAAAAAAATTTGCGCCTGAAACCCTTGTAAAATAAAGAAACCTGAAAAAACTTTTAAAAAAATGTAACTTTTTTGTTGGTAATTACGAAAGAGTATCTATATTTGCATATAACATTTAAACAAACGCTATGAACAAAGAACAAATTTTAGAACTTATCCGCAGCAGAGAGCAGGAATTGTATGCGGACTTGCAAGATTGCAAAAGAGAGTATGGTGTAGACCATAAACACACACGCTACGCATTGGGCGCATGGGGTGCAGCTTTAAACTTACTACAAACAATTGAGAACAATGAAGCTAATTAAGAAATATTCGTTTTTGTTTAAGGACTTGAACACGGACGAGAAGCAGATTTTAGGTAGTGCAGTTGTAATGTTTTTCGGCATGGTGTTGTTGACATGGCTAACATCTACGGCAGTAACTTACAAGACCACTAAAGCGACTACACAAGTTGAGCAGCAAAATTACGAACTGCCTGATTCTTATAACAAATACGCAAACAGAATTTATAATGAAAAATACGGAAAATAAATACTATTTTGAGGAGCTATCTCAAAGCATTGGCTCACGATTATTACAGGTAGAATGCTACGACCTAAACACGGATGAAAAAGTAGCTACAATCGAACTAAAATATATTTACGATGAATACGACGAAGAATGGAAAGTGGAACAAAGTAAATTCCATACCAACCCAACTATCAAAGAAATCACCGAGCTTATCGAAGAACTTAAATTTAGAGCCAGTAACGAGTTTCACGAGTTCTGCTACGAATGCTCAATGTACGAGGAGTTCAACGAAGATAAATGGTTTATTTAACAGGCAACAAATGGAGCATTTTTGGACAAATTTTAATTACGATTTATATAACCGCATCTGCGAAATCAAATACTCAGAGCTATGAAATGGAAACTAACTTATTACGTTGGACTGGTAGTAGTCCAAGAGTGGATATTTACTTCACAAAGTTTAGCCTATTGGAAGAAAATGGACTTACTCGAGTCAGGTAGATATAATGACGGACGATTTAAAGTAACACCGCTATGAACATAGAACAAGTAAAAGAATACATTGAGTCGGAAGGCTTAAACGGACGCAGCAGAGAGCAGTTCTACGTCTTTAGAAGACATTACCTTTGCTATGCTTTATACCGCACTCAGGAGCTTACATTGAGCGAGATAGGCGCATTGTTTAACCGAGACCACTCAACAGTATTGCATTGCATACGAAAACACGAAGAGTTAAAGACTGACAAATTGTATCAAAAGAAAATAGAAAGTTGCATACAACTCATGGCAGAGCCTTTGACGTTCAGTAGACAAAAACGGAACATATTTGAGGACGTAGCAAAAGCCACAAACTACACCAAATTGAAAAGAATTAGACGTTGGTTGAATGAGGGTAGATACGATTATCAAAAAAGTTTTACTCAAACGGAACAAAATGCGAGTTAAATAATTATATTTGTAGACGGTTCGCTCTCACAACATAGAACCTTAAGGTATTATTGACCCTTGTAATGAAGTAGAAGTGAGAGCCTATGGATTTACGAGGGTTTTTTATTACTTAAATTTTTGCAATGGCAAAAGACAAAAAATCGTTTATCCTTTACGTTGATCAAAAGGACTTATGGAGCAAACTACCTGATGAGATTGCAGGTAAGTTAATCAAACACATTTATTCATACGTTAGTGATGAGAACCCTGAAAGTGAGGACTTGATAGTGAACATTGCTTTCGAGCCAATCAAACAACAATTGAAACGTGATCTTAAACTATTTGAAGAAAAGCGTGTTAAGCGAAGTGAAGCAGGTTTAGCAGGAGCTAACAAACGATGGCAACCGATAGCAACCGATAGCAAACGCATAAATGCTATGGCAAAAATAGCTGTTAATGATAATGTTAATGTTATATCTAAAGATATATATAGGAGCTTCGCTCACTTGTCTATAACTAATGCTGATGTTGAGAAGCTATTGGATAAATACTCTATAAACGAAATTGATGAGGTGTTAGACTCCATAGAAAACTTCAAAGGCAACAAGAAATATACTTCACTATATTTGACGGCTAACAAATGGCTATCTAAAAACAAGAAATCTACTGAAGTTGAAGAGCCTAAAGAATTGTTATTAGCACGAAAATTAGGACTATGTTAAGTAAGCAAGGAGATACACTACAATACCTCTTGGATGTAAGAGATGGTAAAATCAAACAAGGACTTGGACTTGACTGCTTCTTAGATGAGCATTTAAGATTTAAGCCTAAGCAATTAAACATCATTTTAGGACATGACAACGTAGGTAAAACGTATTGGATAAACTGGTACTTTCTTACTCTCGCACTAAAACACGGACTCACGTTTTGCATTTGGTCAGGCGAAAATCAAAAAGGTCAAATCCTTAGAGACATGATACAAATGTACAGAGGCAAGCACTTCAGTAAACTGAGCCACTCACAAATCAGCGGAGACCTTGCATACTTAGAGCAGTTCTTTACATTCGTGGACAACTCGAAACTCTACAAACCTGATGAGGTTCTCGAACTATTCAAGAAGAGCGGATGCAATGTAGGATTGATTGACCCGTTCACAGGATTGGATAGAGAGATGAGCTTTGCAGGAAACTACGAATTTATGAACCGAGCAAGGCAGTTTGTCAACCAAACGGGAATGACCATCTACATAAACACGCACCCTAATACTGAGTCAGGTAGAACTGGCAACCTATACCAAGAAGGTGATTGGAAAGGTCATTTGAAGCCTCCTCTTAAAGACCATATTGAAGGTGGTAAGGCATTTTTGAACAGATGCGATGATATGTTCGTGATACACCGCCTAATTAAACACGAAACAATGAAGCTCGTAACTTGGGTTGGAGTAGAGAAAGTTAAGGACACGGAAACTGGCGGTAAGCACACGTCATTGAATGAGCCAATTTATTGCAACTTTAATTCAGGCATCGGCTTCCAAATAAACGGAGTAGACCCTTTAACACCATTTCGCCCAACTGAAAAGCAAATGGCATTACCAAAAGACGGAATATTATCAACATCGGAGAAACTCCGTAATTTAGCAAACCAAACACCTTTCTAAAATGAAAACGGTAAACTCACTAAGCGGAGGTAAAACTTCAAGCTATATAGCAGCTAACTACCCTGCTGACTACAACGTGTTTTCATTGGTTAGAACTGATGATATTAATGTGTTGTTTCCTGATGCTAAGGTTCGTCAAATGGTAAGCGATAGAATAGGCAAGGAGTTTATCGGTACGCTTGAAGAGGACACAATCATTTATACAATGCTTGACCTTGAGCAGTACATCGGGCAAGAAATTATTTGGTTAAGCGATAAAACATTCGATGAGGTAATAGCATCCTACAAGATGGCTAACGGCACAAATTACCTACCTAATCAAATGACACGCTTTTGCACTACGGATATGAAAGTAAAACCAATTGCTCAATGGTGCTACGAAAACACGGAGCTGCCTGTAGAAATGAGAATAGGTTTCCGAGCCAATGAAATGAGCCGTGCTAAAACGATGATTGAGCGAGCAGTTGACGGAGTAGAAAACTTTAAGTTTAAGGTAGGTCATAAAAACGGACGTAACAAATGGAAAGAACTGCCGTATAGAATGACACGCTTTCCGCTAATTGAAGACGGTATATTTAAAGATACGGTTGAGAATTATTGGCAAGATAAACCTGTGCGCTTTGCTTACAAAAACAATTGTGTTGGATGTTTTCACCGCTCCGAGATATTTTTAAAGCATATGAGCCAACGAGACGAGAAGCAGTTTGATTGGTTTGTGCGAATGGAACAAAAAAACGGATGCACTTTTAAAAGCGGAATAACTTATGAAAAGATTAAAAACCATAAATTGCAGTTGGACTTATTTGACGATGACTTCAACGATTGCGATTCAGGATATTGTGGACTTTAAATTTAAACTATGGACATCGGACTACAAAAAATAAAGACGGGAGCAAACCTGTGGAGTATAAAAAAACGAATTCAAAACGCTCGTGAGCAAATACTAAAAACAAGACCTGAAGCAATCGACTACATCAAAGGCGCAGAGCAAAGCGAAGAAGAGTTATTAGAGGCAATCAGCTTTCTTACAAACCTATACGAACACGCAGTAGCGATAAGCCGAGAAAATACAATTCTCGCTAACCGAAACATGGAGCAAACACGAATAATCAAAGAATTAGAAAACCAAATTAAATTTAACCAAATACAAAACGAGTTATGAAAAAAGAGCAAAAATTAGTGGCACTTTGTGCCGTATTACCAGTCTTAGCAGATTTTATTGAGGACTTAAACGATAATAGAGTATTTCGTCAAGGTCTAAAGAATAAAGCGACTATGCTAATGAAAGAGATTGAAAAGGTAGATAGAGCCGTTTTACGAATAGACGGAGAGAACGCAAGTAAGATATTTGACGAGCAGATTCAGTTGCAGATTTTGTTTCGCCAATGGATTGAGGAAGTAATTGAATTAGACTAAAAAAACACGCTATGAAAATTTTAAACTTATATGCTTGCTTAGGTGGTAACCGATACAAGTGGGATGATGTCGCTAAAGAAGCAAACATAGAAATAGAAGTTACTGCCGTAGAGCTTGACCAGGAAGCTGCAAGACTTTATCAAGAAAGATTTCCAAACGACATTGTTATAGTCGCAGATGCACACCAATACTTGTTAGACCACTTTAAAGAGTTTGATATTATTTGGAGTTCGCCTCCTTGTCCAAGCCATAGCCGAGCCAGGTATTGGAATAGTTCAAACTACGATACTTCAGTAGATGCAATTTATCCGGATTTAAAACTATATGAAGAAATCCTATTCTTGCAGCACTATTTTAAGACAGGCAAGTTTGTGGTTGAAAATGTCATCCCATATTACGAGCCGTTAATTCCTGCTCAAAAAAGAGGACGTCATTTGTATTGGACTAATTTTGTTTTACCTAATGATTTACAAGATAGAAGATTTGCAATAAGCGCAGCTAAAAACGAATTAAAAGGATTGTGTGAGTTTCACGATTACGATTTTAAACAGTATAAAGGCGAACAAAGCGTAGTTAAAATGGCTCGTAACCTGGTAGACTATGAAGCAGGCAAAACCATACTCGAAACTGCTTTAAACATAGTTAAGAAATTAAATACAAATCAAATATCTATATTCGATGAGATGCAAGAACTGCAAGGAGAAGTTTGAACCTGTGCGATTCAATGCAAAATACTGCCTGAAAGACGAGTGCGTCCGTGCTTTTGTAGCTGAAGCCAAAGAGAAGCAATGGAAGCAGACTAAAACACGAATGAAAGCCAATTTGAAAACAACATCGGACTGGTTGAAAGAAGCACAGATAGTGTTCAACAAGTACATAAGAGAGCGTGACAAAGGATTGAACTGCATAAGCTGCAAAAAACCACCGCTCAAAAAAAACTGCGGACACTACTACTCTCAAGGTGGTCACTCAAATGTAAGGTTTGACGAAGATAACTGCCACCTACAATGCGAGCATTGCAACACTTATTTAAGCGGAAACCTACTAAACTATCAAATCGGTATAGAAAAACGAATAGGAGCGCAAAGATTGATTGAATTACAAGGTAGAGCGCATTTAGAAAAGCGATGGTCAGTAGACGAACTGAAAGAACTGATAAAAAAATATAAAGAAAAGTACAACCAATTGAAATAATCTATATATTTGTATAAATAATTAATTTTTACGCTATGAAGAATTTATTTAAATCGTTGGCAATGTTCCAACAAGAAGTGCCTGTCATTCACAAGGCAACACAAGGTTACGGATACTCTTACGCTGACCTTCCGAAAATCTTTGAGGTAATAAATCCGTTGCTAAAAAAACACGGACTTGGATTTACTCAAACCCTACACACCAAAGACGATGTTAACTACATTGCTACGATGGTATTCCATGTTGAATCAGGAGAGAGCTTAGAAAGCCTTGTTGCTATTCCTTACGTTCAACTCAAAGGCATGAATGACTTTCAATCGTTTGGTTCAGGTGTGACCTACTACCGCAGATATGCACTCAGCTCTGCACTTGGTTTAGTAACTGACAAAGACACGGACGCATCAGGTGAGCAAGTTAAAACTGAGAAGAAACTACCTGCCATTGACCAAAAGCGTTTTAGCGCAGCAGTACAAGCTATTGCCAAAGGTGAATATACTCGTGAAAAGCTGGAAGCATCGTTTGCTTTAACTGAAGGTCAAACCGATATGCTCAACGCATTATGAAAGCTCTCAAAATTCGGTGTTCTGCCATAGGTAAAATCATGGCAACACCACGCTCTAAAAGCGAACTACTTAGCCAAACTGCCAAAACTTACATCCACGAACTCGTACTGCAAGAGAAATACGGCATCCGCAAGGAGTTTTCAAGCCGTTACACGGACAAAGGCAACGCAGTTGAAGATGAGTCTATCTCACTTGTAAACGATGTCTTAGACGTCAAATTTATCTACAAGAATGAGGAGTATTTTGAGAATGATTGGATAAAGGGAACACCTGACGTAAACACGGAAGATGTATTGCTTGACGTAAAAAGCTCTTGGGATGCTACTACCTTTCCGTTTTTCGATACCGATATTCCTAACAAAGACTATTTTTATCAGCTACAGGGTTATATGTGGCTGACTGGAAAGCAGCAGGCAATGCTTTGTTACTGCCTTGTTGACACTCCTATCGAAATGGTAGAGGACGAAATCCGCAGAGCGCATTGGAAACTGCACAAGATTGATGAGGACTTAGATTTGCGTGAAGAGGTTGAAAGTAAGCATCAGTTTTCACACATACCAAAGAACCGCAGAGTCAAAGTATTCTACGTACAAAAAGACGAACAAGTAATCGAGCAGATAAAAGCTCGCATAGAAGACTGCCGATTGTATTACAATGCCTTAATCGAAATGCTATGAAAGAATATATAATCAAAGAAATTCTTGATAGATATGAGAAAGCTATTAATGAACTATCATATTACAAAAGAAGAGTAGAAAATCACGAACAACAACTGAGAGTTGCTAACCGAGAAAGCCAACAACTCAAAGTAAATATTCATTTGCTTGAAGCAAAGATTGACGAACTTAAAAACACGGAACAATGAACCAAGAAGTAAAAGACCAAGTAGTTTTATCCGTGATGGCAAAGTACGCTGAACGCTCTGCAACAGGACTACGAAAATACGGAGTAACATTAGACCGAGAAGACCTGACTATCTTTGATTGGATAAACCACGCTCAGGAAGAAGCTATGGACTTCACGTTGTATTTAGAGCGCATCCGTAAAGAGATAAGCCTTGAAAAAGTTAAGAGCTTCAGCGAAGGTTACCGAGAAGCAAGTAAAACACGAAAACAAGACGAACAATGAAAATAGAAATCACACACTATGGCAACAAAGCAAGCTATGAATTCGACCACGAAGACGCAACGCTTGAAGACTTACTTTACCACATTGAGCAGTTGATTAGATTAACTGGCTACGATTTTGCTGGAAAATTAGAAATAGTAAAAGACGAATGAAACCCGAACACGAATACATGGCAGCAGTAGGCACAATGATACTGGTAGCCACAATAGCAATTATCTTAGTAATCAATTTAATTTTTAATTTATAATGGAAAACAAAACAAACACAGGAGCAATCTTTAAAAACGACAAAAAGACGAGCGACAAACAACCTGACTACAAAGGAAAGGTAAACGTAAACGGCAAAGAAATGGAAGTAGCTCTTTGGGTAAAGCAAGGTAAAAACGGAAGTTTCTTCTCAGCATCATTCAGCGAGCCGTATGTAGCACCAATTGAACGTGCGCCAATCGGAGATAGTATTGATAACGACCTTCCTTTTTAATATGTACATTGACGATTTAACACTCCGAAAGCAGCTTTGTAGAATATTGCTTGTGAAAACACGAAACCAAATAGTCCAAGACATAAAAGCCAAAGGACTAAAGATGCACCAGTTTCAGTTAAACAACTTCCTACAAGGCAAAGACGTAACCTTATCAACCTTACACAAGATAGATAACTATGTCAGCAGAGAGATTTACTTAAACAATTTAGAGCCACTTTAAAGTGGCTTTTTTAATTTTATTGCGTGATTAAAATATAGTCTTATATTTGTTTAGAATTTAACCAATGGATGCACTCAAAATATTAGTAGACCACCATAAGGAATGGGTAAAGATAGTCCGTTCATTTGGAGAGCAAGACCTCGCAGAAGACGTTGTGCAGGATGTTTACCTGAGAATAGTCAAATATAACTACGAGGAGAAGATACTAAAAGACGGACGACCAAACATTGCTTTAATGTGGATGATGCTTCGCAACCGAGCATTCGAAATAAACAAAACTGGTAGCGTTCAGTTTTTATCATTAGACGAAGTAAGAGGAGTAGCAGACGATGAGTCCGAGTTAGATAAACACGAAGCACTTGAAAGATTGCATATAAGGATACATGAAGAGATGGACAACTGGCATTGGTACGACTCCATGCTATTTAAAGTCTACAAGGAAGGCAACGCATCAATGAGAGACATTGCTAAAGACTCAGGCATCTCACTCACTTCGATATTTAACACGCTAAAGAACTGCAAAGAAAGATTGAAAGAGGAGGTAGGCGAGGACTACCAAGATTATACAAACCAAGATTTTGATTTAATATGACCTTTAGTGTTGGAGATATAATCAGAGATGTTGAAGATGGTGATTGTTATTTTGAAGGTCAGGTAACCGAGATAGAAAAAAACGAAGTAACCAAGTACAAGCTACTAAAAATTGTTTGGAGCGGAGAAGAAGATAAAGAGTGCAAAGATTTGAATACTATAATAGAGCCACGATGGTGGTACATAACTAAAAAATAAACAATGGCAAAAACACGAACACCAAGAAAAGCACAAGGCTTAGGAGATACCATAGAGCAAATAACTGAAGCTACAGGTATCAAGAAACTCGTAGAATTTATAGCAGGAGAAGACTGCGGATGCGAAGAGCGTAAGCAGAAACTCAACGAGTGGTTTCCATACCGCAAACCTGAGTGTCTAACTGAAGAGGAATACAACTGGCTAACGGAAACACGAATTCTCGAAAAGGACACATTCAAACCAAGCGAAGTAACAAGAGTAAGAGAAATCTACTCACGAGTAATGAAAGTACGTTTAGAGCCAAGCTCATGTGCTTCCTGCTTCAGGGAGATAGTATTTAACCTGAGAAAGATTTACCAAGCATACGAAACTAACTAAACACGGAAACCAGTTATGCCAATACCAACCCCACTACCTAAAGAGCAAACAAACGAGTTCATTCAAAGGTGTATGATGGATGACACAATGTCAATAGAGTACAAAGACATTGACCAACGTTACGCAATATGCAGAGAACAACTAACAAAACACGAACTAACAAATGGCAAAAGTAGGAAGACCAAGAAAAATAGATAGTCCCGAAACTCTCCTAAACCTATTTAGAGAATACAAAACATGGGTAAAAGACAACCCACGCTACAAGTATACACTCAACCAAAGAAGCGGAGAGATGGTAGCAGAGCCTCTTGAATGCCCACTAACAATGGAGGGGTTTGAGGTCTACTGCTTTGAGAAACATGACCTGACTGTATCGAATTACATTCAAAATCAAAACAAGGCTTACGATGAATTTTATGCTATCTCATCACATATAAAGCAGCAGATACGTCAAGACCAAATCAATGGAGGCTTAGTAGGTCAGTACAATGCAAACCTCACGGCACGTTTAAACGGACTAACTGAAAAGACTGAGACAACCGTAACAATGGAGATGCCGCTATTCCCTGAAGAAACCAAAGTAATTGACGCTGATGTTCAAACGAACTACCTCGATAAATAAAATCCTATCTCTAAAAAGTAGGATAAAAATCATTCAGGGTGGAACTTCCGCAGGAAAGACGTTCGGCATCCTACCTATACTGATAGACAAGTGCGCTAAAGAAAAGGGCTTAGAAGTCTCCGTAGTAGCTGAGACGATACCTCATCTCCGTAGGGGTGCGCTTAAAGACTTCTTGAAAATAATGCGATGGACAAATCGCTACTTTGACGATAGGTTTAACAAGACCCTGCTGAGGTACGAATTTGCTAACGGCTCATCAATAGAGTTCTTCTCCGCAGACGATGCTTCTAAATTGCGTGGTGCGAGACGTGACATCTTGTACATCAATGAGTGTAATAACGTTACGTTTGAGTCTTACAATGAGCTTGCCATCCGTACCAAGCGTGAGGTTTATTTGGACTTTAACCCTGCTAATGAGTTTTGGGTTCACAAGGAACTAAAAGACGAACCTGACACGGACTTTATAATCTTAACCTACAAAGACAACGAGGCTTTAGATGAGTCTATAGTCACACAAATTGAAAAGAACCGTGACAAGGCAGCTACGAGTTCTTATTGGGCAAATTGGTGGCGAGTGTATGGTCTTGGTGAGGTAGGTAGTCTTGAAGGAGTGGTGTTCAATAATTGGAAAGAGATAGACACGATACCAAAAGAGGCGAAGCTAATAGGCATAGGGCTTGACTTTGGATACACGAATGACCCTACGGCAGCGATTGAGATTTACAATTATAATGGAACACGGATAATAAACGAACTTGTTTACCGCACAGGCATGGTTAACTCAGACATCGCTAAGATACTTCCGTCAAACGTTATCATTTACGCTGATAGCTCAGAGCCTAAATCAATCGAAGAAATAAGACGTCAGGGCAAAACCATCAAAGGGGTTACCAAAGGAGCTGACTCAATCAACTACGGGATTGACGTAATGCAAAGGCAGGATTATTTAGTGACCAAGCAAAGCACGAACCTCATTAAAGAACTCCGCTCCTACTGCTGGGATGTAGATAAACAAGGACAACGCATGAGAAAGCCGATAGACCACTACAACCACGCTATTGATGCGCTAAGATACCACGAGATGGAAGCACTCGGAATAAAATCAAACTATGGACAGTACAACATCCGATGAGCTGCCTAAGATGATTAGGGTAGTAGAGCAGTACATACAAGATACAACTGGCAAAAAAGTACGCATTGTTTTCAACGATGTGTTCAACGTGAGAAGGCATACTCAAATGTTAGCTCAGGCTTATGCTCATGTGTTACAAAAAGACGAACAAAAAGTTAAATAAATATGGAAGTACAAATCAACGTACCATCAAACTTAAACGAGATACCTCTAAAGCACTATCAAGACTTTTTGAGGGTGCAGCAATCGTCAACTGACGAGGAGTTTGTAGCTCAAAAGATGGTGGAGATATTTTGTGGAATACGATTAACTGAGGTGGCTAAGATAAAGCTAACTTCCTTGAATGAATTGATAGTGCATTTCACTACGCTTTTCAGTACCACTCCTAAATTCCAACCTACATTCAAGATTAAAGACGTTGAATTCGGGTTTATTCCTGAGTTGGAAGAAATCAGCTTTGGGGAGTATGTAGATTTGGACTCTCATTTGCAGAGTTGGGATAACTTCCACAAGGCAATGGCTGTGCTTTACCGCCCTATCAAAACACGAAAGAAAGAAAAGTACGAGATACATGACTACGACCCTAACATAGGAGCGCAGGACTTGATGAAGTTTGCACCATTAGACGTTTGTATTGCAGCATCGCTTTTTTTTTGGACTTTAGAAAGCGACTTACTTCAAGCTACCCTGAACTATTTGGAGAAGGAAATGAAGAAGCAGACGAACCTATCGCAGACTTTAGCGAAACAACTCAATTTGCCAAACGATGGGGATGGTATCAGTCACTTTATGCAATCGCTAAAGGAGACATCACAAAATTTGACGAGGTTGCCAAATCAAGACTTACTCGGTGTCTCACCTATCTCACGTTTGAGAAGCAAAAAAACGAAATTGAACAAAGACAACTCCAAAGACAACTAAGACGATGAAAGGATTTTACGATATAACTACAAAGCTTAAAAACCATTTCCTTGCAGATGCTATTGTAAACACGATAACTGAAGGCGATATATTTGAGGTCGATTTAAGCAAGCAAACAATCTTTCCGCTTGTACACATGATGGTAAATAACGCATCGTTTGAAACCAACGTAGTCAGGTTTAACATTAGCCTGATTGCAATGGACATCGTTGACATCAGCAAGAAACCAACTACTGATATTTTCATCGGCAACTCAAACGAGCAGGACGTCCTCAACACTCAATTAGAGGTGTTAAACCGAGTTTATGCTCTGATGTTGCACGGGAATTTGTGGGATGACAAGTATGTCGTTGACGGCAATCCTGTATGTGAGCCGTTTACTGAGCGATTTGAGAACTACCTTGCAGGGTGGACTATGACATTTGATTTGTTAATTCCTAACGAAGTAACTATCTGCTAATGGCAAAGAAGTTCAATTACAGCAAAGCGGTCTATGACAAAAAAACGGACTTCCCTACAACAGGAGACGTTGACACCATTTACATAGATGCAAGCCAAAACAAAGCGTATAGATACGATGTAAATTATTTTGACATCGGTAGTGCTGAGGTAGATATTTGGGGTGCAATGGGTAGCCTTTCAAAAGGTGGTGGTGGTGGTGGTGGTGCTTCATGGGGAGATATCACGGGAACACTATCCGACCAAACGGACTTAAACACGGCACTATCTGCAAAGCAAAACACATTGGTGTCAGGTACAAGCATTAAGACTATAAACTCAACTTCATTACTTGGCAGCGGAGATGTGGCAGTTCAACCTGCGCTTACTCTCACTACAACAGGAACAAGCGGTGCTGCTACGTTAAGTGGTGCGACTTTGAACATTCCGCAGTATGGTGGTGGTATACACGCTATATTAAATCAAGGTTCAGGATTTGTAGTTAGCTCACAATTAACGGCTGTTGGTTTAGGTACATCAGCTATGACGGCAAATAGAATGCTTGTAAATCCGTTTATACCTGCAAAAACTTTTACATCTTCGAACTTGTTTATTAGAGTTCAAGGTGCTATTGCAAGTTCATTGGCTAAAATTTTAATTTATTCCGATTTAAACGGACGTCCTGATGCGCTTCTTTATGAAAGTGCCAATCTTGATTGCTCAACTATAGGGAATAAAATTGCAACCACCTCGTTTACATTTTCGGAAGGCACGACATATTGGTTAGCTTATTGGGGTAATTCAACGCAACAAGTATCTACAATTCCTGCTGCAAATATGATTGCAATAAGAAGTCAAGGTGCAACTCCATCGCCTTCAAACGTAGTTCTTGCATCAATTACTTACGGCTCAGCTCCAAATCCATTAACTGGTTTTACTGAGTCTCTAAACAATATGCCGTTTATAGGTATAACCCAACCTTAAAAAAACGAATCATGCCACAAGTAAGAAACGAATACTACGACGACAATGGACTTGTAAGAGTCGAGTTCATAGAGGTTGACGAACCTACACCTGAACAACTTATTGCCCAAAAGGAAGCTGAGTTATTAGCCGTATTTGAAGAACTCAAAAGATTAAAAGGTGAGTGATAAAGCTGAAATACAAAAGGAGTTAGAACGCTTTAGAGACTATGTAGTTAGCCAATCAAAACGCAATTTGTCAAGGCTTAAAAAGAACTCATCTAAGAAGCTTTATAATTCAATCAAAGGCAATGTGAAAGCAATGCCTAACTCTATCTCTATTCAGTTCACGATGGAAGATTACGGTGTCTTTCAAGATGCAGGTGTGTCAGGAACCAAAAAGAAATACAACACACCATACTCATACAAATCCAAGATGCCTCCTGCAAAAGCATTTGACAAATGGATTGTGCGTAAGGGAATTGCTCCGAGAAAATCAGGCGGTCAGTTTGCCTCTCGTAAATCACTTGCATTCTTGATTGCTCGCAGCGTGTATAGAAACGGCATCAAGCCGAGTTTGTTTTTTACCAAACCATTTGAGGCAGCGTACAAAAGATTACCTGAGGAACTCGTAGAAAAATACGGAGTAGATGCTTTAAAATTATTCAATCAACAAATAGACCAAATCACTAAATAAAATGGCTAACATAAACGCAAGGAGTCCATACATCGTAACGATAAACGAAACAGGGCAAATAGAAACGAAATTAGAAATCTATCTTTGGAATGGAACTGGCTCAATGCCTGCCTCACCTCAATACACGCTTTCTAAGCTCATTCCATCTTCAAACAATCCTGCAACATACTACGATGTATCTCCGTACATTAGAGAGTACATTTCACACGCTGCACTTCAAACTATCACAACGATAATTACTGCAACTCCAAGTGCGCAATGGTGTAACGTAGGATTAAAGCTATTCAAGAAAGTGACTACGTCATTTGTTCAGGTAGGCTCAACGCAAACGCACTTTGGTTTGGATGGCTACGGATTTTACTTAGACGGAGCAAATCCTGCTTTAGGTAACTACCTACTCAGCTCATCAACCTACACTTACAATTACAATCTATCAGGCGAGTACGGATGGTTGACTTTATATACGGGTTCAGGCAACTCAGTCAAATACACGAACCTTGCAACAGCAGCAACTCAAACAACTGGCTTAACAAACAACGTTTGGCGAGACATTCCAAGAGTATACTCAACTTATGCTGCGGTAGGTAACAAGTTAGAAATCATTGACGGCTCTGCTAACGTGCTTTATTCGGCTACGTTTGTACCTAAAGAGGAGTGCAAATACACACCTATTCAAATTGACTTTGTAAACAAGTTTGGCGCATGGCAACGTGAGTGGTTTTTCAAAGCATCGTACAACGGATTGAACGTTGAAAACACGGAGTATAACTTGATGCCTGTAAGCTATCCTGCATACGATACAAAAGAAGGTCAGAGAAAGGTCTTTAATGCTAACGGAAAGGAAACTATCCGAGTGAATACCGATTGGGTTTCTGAGAGCTTTAACGAGGTTATTAAACAAATGATGTTAAGCGAGCGCATACTGATTGACAAGAAAGCTGCCAAGCTAAACACGAAATCCGTAGACCTCAAGAAATCTATCAACTCATCTTTGATTAGCTACGAGATGGAATTTGAATACGCATTTGACACCATCAACTCAGTATCCTAATGAATAGAGCCGTAACAATATACATCGAAGGGCAGCGCATTGAACTCTTCAACGATGAGACTATCAACGTCACCTCATCAATTCAGAACGTTAAAGATTTATCCTTAACTTACACGGACTTCTCTCAGGGATTTACCGTACCTGCCAGCGCACACAACAATGCAATATTCGAGCATTGGTATCAATCGGATGTCAACGCAACTACTGACCCGAACCTACGCAAAGACGGATACATAGAGATAGACTTAGTAACCTTCCGTAAGGGCAAGATACAACTTGATGGCGCAGTAGTCTCTAACGGAAAACCAAGCGCATACAAAATCACTTTCTTTGGAGAGGGTGTAACGCTTAAAGATTTGTTTGGAGAAGACTTGCTGTCTGATTTGGACTATACGGCATTATCTCACAATTTTACCTCTGCTGAGGTTTTGGCACGCATCACTAACTCAACTAACCTTTACGATGTTAAGTACCCTCTAATCACGTCTAATCGCATTTGGGAGTATCAATCAGTTCCTTTCAATGTACCTTTTCCGAACTGGCTTGTAAATACACTAACGCAAAACGATATTCACACCACATCGGGAGCGATAAATAAAGACGAATTATTCCCTGCGGTTAGGGTAACACGAATTTTGCAGGCTATTGCATCCAAATACGGCATCAGTTTTCAAGGCACGTTTTTAACGGATGAGCGATTTACTAAATTGTTCTTATGGTTCAAGGGTAAGGAAACGCTTATAAAAACTTCCTACGGCTATGACTTGACATCAACATCGGTAGTTCCCACTTTTGTAAATTACGACCTGACATCAAGCTACACGTCAGCGACTAACACGATACACATTGAGGAGTTGCCTGCTGTAATTACGCACCGATTGATTTACAATGTCACGTCAACTACAAGCTCTGCTGATTACTATATTGACGTCTATCAAAACGGAAACTTATTCAATACAATTATAGGCTCAGGAACTGGAGTTTACACTTTAGACAACATTGCTCAAGTAGTCGGATTGGATGCGTTATACACATTTCAGATACGAACTTCAGGAACTAACACGATAGGCTCTAATTTGGTTTATGAAGTTGACTACGTTACATCAGGCTCAGTAAACACGGACTACCTTACGGTTACTTATTCGTCTTTAGCTACTGCTTTAGTTTTAGACCTCTCAGCAAACGCTCCTCAAATGAAAGTAGGTGATTTCTTAAAGGGAATAATGCTTATGTTCAACATGACTATTTACTCTATCAAAGACAACGAATATTGGCTTGAACCTTTAGACGATTGGTATAGCAAAGGCGCAGTTGTAGATATAACTCAACACACCGATATTACCACTATCGAAATGGAGCGAATGCCACTATACAAAAAAATTCAGTTTAAATTTGAAGACTCTGAGTGCTTTTTAAATAAGAACTTTTCGCAAACATATAACCGAACCTACGGAGACACGACTTACCAATACAATTACGATGGTGGCGAGTTTACAATTGAAGTGCCTTTTGAGAACCTACTGCAAACCAAATACAATGACACACATGATATTCAGCTTGGCTATTCTTTGAATGGAGAGTTTTCTCCGTATGTACCTAAGCCAGTTCTTTTATATCAATACGAAAATCAAACTACAAATTTTAAATTTGTGAACGATGGTGGAGGTCACTCAACCGTCACGAGTTACACACCATTTGGT